ATATAAAATCTCTTCTATTTTCTTACAAAGGGGGCCAAAACGGACTTTGAAGAAGTCAGACCGCGAAAAAATCCCCCGAGGGTGTTTAAACCTTGGGTAATGCTCGTCTTTGAGGAAACACTTAACGCGGCCAAACTCTCTACGCATTCGTTCATCTGTGAAGTCACATCGTTCAAATCGCTCGCTGACATTACGGAGCTGGCGGCGACGTGCATTAGAGTAGTGGGTTTGCTCAATCCAAGTATCGAAGCTGAGGTCATCTGACTCACTGAGTGGCTCAAGATTGCGACAGCACCAATTTCGGATAAAAGCTGACAACTCTTGCCTATCTTCTTGGGTAACGTCTGGTGGTTTGCAGCCAATTCGTTTTTCAACGGCATATATGGAATTTTCTGCGTCACTGACATCAGGGAATGGGTTGCATGCTCCGTCAAAGTGCGGACCCAACGAAATTGCCGCAGGTGGCCGGTAGCTTCTGTCGGAAGGTCTCCCGGCTCGTATGGCGACATCATGCTTTGGTTCTGGCAGTTCTTCGATTGGTACTTCGCCAACTCGGTATCCATAACAGCAGAATCGCCCGTTCTGCGGGCTATGTGAAAATCCATTTTTCTAATTGTTCGATTGTAATAGGCTCTGAAGGCACAAACAGCAATAGAAACGCCTTCTACTTCCGGTATTTGATGGGTGGTTAGTAAAGAAGATGTATTGCAGTTTGCCATGCCACCCAAGACTCGATTTGCTTTAACAAAGACTTCAGACATGGTCTTATCTAAACCTGCAACTGACATTGTGAATACATTTCTCAGAAGATTAAAATCTATGACAAAGGTTGTCCTGAACTCTTTATGGGTTCTCCAACCGAAGAGGGGCGCATGATACTGATGTTCTACCATATAATCACACTCCATGTCAATTCGTCGAGAAGTAATATCAACAGACAAGGCACTATCGTTTCTCATGTCCAAGTCAACACGATCATCTCGTACACGCCATCCAAAAGTATACTTGTTTCGCCACATACGGCTATCACCAGTGAACATCCAGTTCATGGCGGATTCGAGCGGACTAAGAAGAATTGTGTTCCTCTTCTTGCCAGTGTGCCAGCTAAAACTCCCAACCTTCTGGGTTTGGTCAAACAAGTCGCGCTTCGCTTTTATGTCGCAGCTGGAACGTGCACTGACGCTAGATTGTTCTTCACCGGTTACCGGGTCTTGCCGTAGTGCATCCAAATAAGCATCAGATGCACCCGCTTCCTGGGCTTTCATATCATGTATTGCTCGCTCGACCTGGTTACGTGCCTTATGACGTTTCTGGCCTCTATTTTTCTTTTTCCGGAGGCGCTCGTCATCAGGTATGTGTTGATTTAATTCTTTTTCGTAATGTCTAACGATCTTCTCGATGTTCTTCTGGTCTTCTGTTTTCCATGCTTCACCAACATCTTTCATAATTCCACCAACAACAGTTGGGAGATCATAAGATGTTGGGCCTTTGGGCATGTCTTTCCAAACATCGTCCGGGATCTGCGGTTTCGGACCATCTTCCGGCTCATACTTTGGGAAAATCTCCTCTGTTGTGGGTTCACGTGCTCTTGCCAAGAGTCGACGTCCACGTTTGGGCGTCTTGTAAACTGCACGACGTTCAGAAAACGTCGGCGTACATGCGCCAGAGGAAGCGCCCA